TAGGAAAACCGCCTTCTGCTATGATGTTTACACTCTTCAACCGATGGAGGTTGCCCCGTGGCGAAAGCCAAAACCACGCACAAGCCTAAGCTTGATATCCTTGTGAACCCCAAGACCAAGGGTCTGACTGAAAAGCAGGAGAAATTCTGCCGGATCTATGCCACCGAGGACGTGACCAGAACCGAGGCAGCGAGACTTGCCGGATACACCGAGAAGACCGCCCCGATTGCAGGGTCCCGTTTTCTGAACGGTCGAGACTATCCCCACATCCTTGCTCGTATCGCCGAGATCAAGGAAGAGCTCTCGAAGAAATACGAGGTGACCTTTGACAACCATGTCCGACAGCTCGCCCGGATCCGAGACGCAGCCTATGAGAAGGGGAACTATCCTGCTGCGGTCAGCGCCGAGAAGGCACGCGGTCAGGCTGCGGGTCTTTATATCTCGCGGCAGGAGATCTTGGTGGGCAAGATTGACCAGATGTCTCGCGAGGAAGTGCTAGCTGAGATTGCAAAACTGCAAAAGGAATTTCCCGTTCTTGCAAACGCGACAGCGCCGACCATCGATATGGTCAGCATTGCTCGAAGCCCCGACGACATCCCCACGTTCGTTTCGGACGCAGAACAAGATGAGATCCTGTTGGAACTCGAAGAATGAACACCGAGTCGGATGTCTACAAAGCCATGCGCCGCAAACTGCCAGAGGTGGACTGGCAGCGGGTAGAAAACTGGGCGGGGGCAGGGGTGCCGGATGTAAACGGAGCCTTCCTGTGGCCCGCTAATGGCCGGGAAATAGGCTTTGAGATCTGGTGTGAGTTGAAGGTTTGCAAGCTAAAGACGTTTAAGACCGATGGCCTGTGGAGACCTTCCCAAATTGCATATATAACAAGACGTTCTTGCAAATTTGCAAACATCTGGAACTTAGTCAGCCACCCTCGGGCAGAGCTCCTTTATATTTATTCAGGTGACAAAACGTCAGGTCTATCGATTGATTCGACAGGTTCCACGGTCCCTGATCTGGTGCTAGGGTTCAAAGATCCGTGGTCCACGTTCCTTGATCTGGCGGCTCGACGGATTCTGGACGGTCGCCCGATAGATCCGACAGGTTCGACAGAACCGCCGGCCCCGATGGATTCGATAGATCCGCTCGGTCGATAGGATCGCCGGCAAAAGAAAACCCCGCCGGAGCGGGGTGGAGTTGAACAGAATCGGAACGGGTTGGACGGAAACCGCCTGGTGCAACCTGGCGAATGTGCGTCCTGGTGTTTCGACGGGTTCGACCCTATCAAATCAGGGCGCCATTGTGCAAGGCCTCGCGAGCGGCTTGCAGGGCGCCCGCGGTAAGGTGCCGATTGTGGCGCAGGGTGCCAGAGTAAAGAGCGGCGAACATGCGGCCGCGTTCATAGGCCCACTGATCATTGATCCGATAGAATAGGTCGTCCCGGAAAGGCTCGCCATTGCGGAAGGCAACAAAGCCCCGGCCAAACGGCCGGGAGCTCATGACCTTAGATAGGCTGACGTTTACTCGGTTTGTTTCATTACTCATTTGAACCGCCCCCCTGTAGGCCCATGGGCCATGATCACGATGTCCGCGCGAGCCTTGGCCGAGAGTCCCCCGCAGGCCTTGCAGGCCTCGCATGTCGTTTTCTTGCCCGCCTCATTAGACGCAGGACAAATCACTTCGCCTTCCATGGTCTCGGAATCGCGGCCGCGGACTCGAAAGGATCGCCAGCCCATGCAACGCGACAAGGCTAGATCGCGAGGCGAATCGACGGATGCCATGCAGATAGCTTTGAACGCGTCAAAGGCCTTACGCTTCCATTGGTGCGTGTAACCCGTTCTGGCCTTCACCTTAGCGGTAGCATTGGCCCATATGCCAAACGGCGCGGCCGCCGGATCCCCATATGTGCCAAGCCGGAATAACGAGCCCTCAAATAGATCAGGCAATATGGACGCGTCATAATCCTTGCCCGGGCGAGCGTATCGGCCGCGCGTATAAGCCCCATAAACCGATTCGACGGATCGGCCCACGTTCACGTAGCATGTCCCGCCATTAGTGGGGCGATGGATGCATTCGCCGCATATGCTTTTATCCGCGCCTGTGGACAAGGCCTCGAGCGGCCTCATGTCCTGACGGATGATAAAGGTTTGGACCATGGCCCCGGTTTTCTCGTTACCGGACGCATGGGCAATGCGGTTTGCGATAACGACAATAGGGCCGCCGTCAATTGCGCTCTTGCCTTCGTATAAAATAACCCCGGTAAACTTAGGGCTTGATCCCTTCAGGGCCTTGAGCATGTCCTGTGCTGTGCTGATCATTGCCTTGTTTCCTTTCTTTCGAAACAAAAAGACCGGGGCACAATGGCCCCGGCCGGTTCAATTGTCAACTCGTTAGGCCTTCAGCAAGGCCTTTAATTCTGCTTTGACGCGGCGCGCGGTGTCGCCTTTCCATGTCCCGGCGTTTGCCAGAAAGTAGGCAACGACGCTTTTTGCGCTGTCATTATAAAACTCGCCATGAATTGAGTTTAGTTGCCGCATTGCGTCTAGATATGGGACAGCGCCAAAGTAGGGTTTTTTCCAATCCGTGCTGATCTCGCGAGCGATAACGTGCAGGGGGCGGTGTTCTGTGATCATTGGTCCGTGCTCCTTCACTTTGAACCCGTTGCACGCTTGCGTGCTGCAACGCGTACCGTGGTGACTTCTGTCGTCTTGCTGCAAGCGGCAATCTGAGCGGGAGAGAGAATCGCCCGGACTTTCTCGGATTCAAGGCGCGTAGTTTCCGAGAGCGAGACCGTTGCACGGAATAGGTCCCCGTCAATCTCCGCATAACCGGATGAGGCGATCAGGGTTTTGAGGTCGCGTTCTTTATCCGTCAATTCTGCAATGGCTGCTTTGAGCGTGCCGAGCTCGTCAACGATAGCGGCAAGGTTTACTGTGCTCATTTGTTCGTCCCTTTCTGTGGACTATGTGCCGCGCCATTGCGGCAACGGGTTCAACGTAGAATAGACCGGATTAATTGTCAACGCTTTCAATGCATAGCAGGGTTGCGCCTGGCGCATAACGGCCGGCCGACTCTTTATAATATGGGCGCGGCGCAGGGCCACGGGTCCCTTGGCCTTGTTTCAGATCCGATTCAGAATTGCGAAAGAAACACGATCCCCCCCTATTTGACCCGGCCTCGACGGCTTTCGCCCTAAAAATCCGATTTTTCCCGGAAAGTGAGCAATTCGCAGAATTATGGTTTACAATGTCAATGGTCAAGGTACCGGGCACCCCCCTCATTGCATAAAATGCATAAGGTACCGTGGACCGTGTTCAACGATCAAAACTTCCGTGGTACATTCCCCCACTCTGTTACCAATGGACCACCGCCCATGGCCAAAAGCCCAGTCCTCGGCACTGCTATCAAGCAGGCTTTCAAAGACACGAAGTCTTGTCCCCCGGCTACGCAGGATATCCATATCAATCTTGCTAACCGCAACCATGCGATCAAAGAATATGGCTATGGCCCGCTCAACCCAAACGAAGCAAATGAGAAGTTCTGGAACCGGCTTGCGAAGCTCTGGGGCATCTCTGTTACCGAAGCCAAAACGGCTCGATGCGGTAACTGTTCTGCCTTCGTCCAAACCAAAAACATGCTCGCCTGCATCGCCAACGGTATGCAAGACGAAGACGAGCCAGCCCCTGTTCAAAAAGCTGAAGGCATTGCGGCACAGGCCGTGACGGCTTCGGCAAATCTTGGCTACTGCCAGCTCTTCCACTTCAAGTGTGCCGGCGACCGTACGTGCGATGCTTGGCTCGTCGGTGGGCCGTTGACCTAATGGAACTCGCCCTAGCCATCGCAATCTTTTGCTTTTGCATCGGCGCCGCGGCGTGCCTGACGGCCGCGGTCATCAAGATCTTGGTAAGCCTGCGCGGTTGACCTTCGCCCACGGTCCATGGCACATTCCCCTCGCTGAACAGAAGGATCATCCTGTTCAGCACTAGATTCCCACCTGCGTCTCTCCCCGCTAGGTGGAAGGGTAGCTGGCTCCCCCTATAGTCGCTACCTTCTCTGGGGCCGCTTCGCTTTGGTGAGGTGGCCCCAATTTTTTCCACTCTTAATGTTACGGACGGTCGTATGGTCAATCCCATAATCTCTGGCGATCTTCCCTGGAAGACGTTCGTCGTAGAATATGTCGAGCACCTGATCTTCCGTCAGCTTTGCGCGACCGTTTGCCGACCCTTTACTACTTCGGCCCCGGATGATCCGATCCAAGACGTTATCTTGATGGGTGCCCGTCTCCAGATGCCACGGGTTGACGCAGCCCGGATTATCGCAGCGGTGACGAATTACGAGCCCTTCAGGGATCCGGCCATGGAAGTATTCATAGCTAAAGCGATGCGCGGAAAAACTCACGCTGCCCACGGAGAATGATCCGTAGCCCATGTGCCCACGGCCCGCGGTTCCTGTCCACTCCCAGCAATCTTCCATTGACGGCCGCACGTTGACCCTGGAAAAGAATCTGGCAATGTCATACTTGTCTGGTTGAGGCCCGTCCGCCAAGTCCAGAACTCCTGCTATATTGCCGCAGCGGTATAGCAGATCTGTTTGTACTTTTGGAGATACAACCTTTGGCTGAGCTCGACCGTTACCTCAACGCTCTTGGTACC